GCATACCCAATATCTAATCTCATAATCTCCCTCTGGATGATTGATATCTCGCCAGTAAGGTTTTCTCATAGTCCATAGGACACCATCACCAAACTGATGATCTTCTTTGGAAGGGGGCCTATTGTGTATGATATTATCGAAATATAATTTTTTCATATTAGATCCTTATTGGATTTTATCCATCTGAGTAAATCTTCTGGATATAACCAACAGCATAATTCATCAGAATCTTTTATATCTAAAAGACAAGCTTGCTCATAAAGATCCCCAAGCCTTCGCCAATGGGGCTTACTATTCTCATCAACAACTTCGTTCGTCTGAACCCAAATTTGAACGCTTCCATCTTCCATTTCATGATGCCACTCTGAAAGATAGGGCATGGGATCAAGATGGGTTGGCGGATTGAATCTCTTTATCATTACTGTCCTTTTTATGGCATTTTTCACAAATATCGTTATGAACACTAGCTTCTATTTTGAGTATTACATAATCACTATTCTCAAGAATCTTATCGCACGATGTCATATATTTATAAACCGTATTAGGCACCGTCAATACTATCATTACCAATCCTTAGTTTCCTTTAATATCAAATCGAAATTTCATAAACAATTTCATAATTGTTCCCATAATTTTTTTGATCTTCAGCGGCATGTTCCCAAAAAAAATCATCTAATTTTTCAGCGATATTTTCTGAGGTAATTAAACTCATTCCGACTCCCCAAGTAGATGATGTACTCGCTAAAGGAAATAACTTTCCGGAAATCTTATGTTTTATCCACATTCGATTATTGGCCATAACTATTTACCAATCCTTTTGTGGCTTATCTCTGAGCATCATCTTCTGTTCGCGTATTCTTCTCATTTCTTGATGGAATTTAGCTTTGGGCATATCAGCAAGCTGGGCAATATCCAATCCCTTTAAGAGCGCTTTAGTCATGACCGGATAGTCCTGAAGTTCATAATATAAATCCTCGAGTTGATCTTTGCTGATTCTTTCACTCAATATTCCCTGATCAACGGTAGCTTTAGCTTCATCCCCCGCTATCGCCTTTCTTGCTTGCGCATTGAATTGAACTTCACTAGCCTGGGCATCATCGTTATCTGCTTCATCATTGCAAGCAACAATGCCCAATATGGCTTGAGCAACTTGTCTTTTTAAATACGCCAAACTTTCCCCATAGCGTTGGTTATCGCTGGCAGCCCCCGTATATCCCGGAATGATTAATCTGTTTCTGTAGGTCAATTCTTGGCCACTACTATGGCCTAAAATGGAATCAAGGTAAGTGGTGCCATCAATATCGATGGGTGCTTGGATGAAGGTGAGACCAGCTTTAGATAGTGCATGATCGGTTGCCTTTTGAATGGCTTCAAGATCAGCATATACCTGTTTGTTGAAGGCGTTGGTTCTATTAAATCTCAGTGTTTTATAGTCAAGTTTTGCCTGAGCCAACGCGGCATAAAGCAAGTCTTTAGCAGGTACTTTAGCATCTCTCAATTCTTGCTTAAACTGATGGAATGCTTCATCAACTCTGTTGTACAAATCCTTAAGCAATCCATGCAGTTCTGCATATTCTATTTTATCCATTACTTTCCTTTCTTCGATATTCATCATTTCCACCCTCTAGATAGCAAAAGAATGCTACTAAAATTGTCCAAAACGGAATCGCTCCCATTAACCACAACACGTTATGGTCTTTGTAATATTGCCAAAAAAAGTTAATCAATACCCACGCAGCAATAACATACTGAAAGACAGGATGCGGATATTTACGAGGAAGCTTCTTAAACATTAGTCTGCTTTCGGTTTAAGGCGACTAATCACTTCCTGGATATGCTTCCATGGCAATTGCGATAGATCGCTAATCTTATAGTGTGCACATATCTTAGCTTCTTTATCGGAGTCTCCGGCAAGAATAGCTTTTAACATTCCATATTGTTTTTCAGAGATCAACCCGTGACTGGTTGTCACGCTTCCTGAAGATCGTGACAAATCCTCACGACCTGAAATGCTATTGCCATCATCATCTTCAGCATCACTAATTGTTATCCCTACGATAGCTGCATACACATATCTTTTCAGATAAGTCATAGTCTTGCCAAAGCTCTGCACATCTGATGGCTTATCAAGCACCATTTTGACCCGAGATTCAATGGATTCTCCGGAAGAATGCAATAACATGGTAATCAAATATGTACTCTCTCCGTCCGATTCTGGATACTGGGTGACTGCAAGGCCATTCTTGGTTAATGCTGGCCTTGAGGCATTAATTAAATCCGTCAGGGTTGCAAAGCTTGATCTAAAATGGGGATTATAGCCACCTTCTTGAGCAGATCCCATTTCAGCTTGAGCTGCACATAAAGCAGCATGTAAGTTTGTTAGTTCCATAATTCTTCCTTTAGAACTTCTTCTTCATATATAAATTCTTTGCATTGTAGAATTGCATCTATTTCTTTTTGTGCTTCTTGCGCGTCTTTTATTCTATTCGCATCTAAACAACAGGGACACGATGGCTTATTAACAATGAGCTGCAACCACGCGATTCTATCTTTTACATGTTGAGGCAATTCCATATTATTCCTCGTATCCTATATCTTTGAATATCGTTTCTACATCTTTGCGTTGTGTATTGAAGTCATGCTTGGCCATGTTGAGTTTTCGCTCTTGTTCCTTTATATCTTCTGCTTTTACTTTCATCTTGAGTTGCAGTGCTATTATCAGTTCCGGAATCTCCATTGATCCTCTCCTCTAATGAATTCAATGCTTCTTTTAGTTCTGGTGCAAAGTACTGTGCTGGCCTTAAGCGAGCAATAGATTTACGTACTCTATCGTATTTATCAAACTGATAGAGAATATCTATCTTCTCCATTTCATCAGCTATAGCCCCTTGCAACTCTTTGCACAACCACTCTATTGATCTACCCGATCTCTTTTTCATGCGCTCTCACTTCTTCTCTGGCTTAAACTCTTCAAACTTCAGCACAATCTCTTCTACTGGAATGGGTGGTTTCTTGGGCACAAACTCAGGAGAGTTATGCGGAGCTGCTAAGAACTTAACCAGCTTCTTTGGTTTGGGTGTAGGGGAGAATGGATCACGTACATACGGAGCTTTAGGCAATCTATTATGCAGCTGGGCAGCAAGAGGCGGCTTAATAGCCTTCAATTGTTCTGCGGTATATTTCTTAGGATCAGGGGCTGCTCCATAAAGTAAACAGGGCAGCAATATGATTAATCTTTTCATTTGATTTCCTGCGGTAGCATTTCAGGTAGTTCCGTATACCAAACGTGATAGTCACTATGTTTTAGTTTCATACCAGTTCTTTCTAACAAAATAGTGTCATCCCAGGGCCCATCTGATCCCTTTTCAAATGAACCAATGTGAAATTCATTGTCCCATTGAATGAGATATAATTTGTTATCCTCCCACGATCTATCTTTTGTGGACATCCATTTCATTAGAATTTCACTTCTGTTTCTGGAATGTATTCTTCATATTCAATCTTGCGAATGTCTTTAATAAATACGATATAATTATCACCTATATAGAAATTCTTTTCGCCAGTGCTTATAAAGTGAAGATCATAGTTAATTTTTTGATCTGTCATCTCGTGGGGCGTGGTAAGATACTCACTTTGCCCATTTGACCAGGTTATTTTTAAGCGATATTGTTTCATTTGTTATCTTTCCCATATCTTTTACAACAACAAGAAAAGCATTCTATAGAATTGGTATATTTTTTGGCGATCCAATAAGTATTTTTACATTCTTCATTCTTGCATTTCAAAAGATGCATATAGTCAGTTCTGCTTACCTTTGGATTTATTCTACATCGATCACATAAGTGACTGCCTTCATCCATCCTAAGAAGCCCTTCACTATCTTTTGGAACTTCAAATGATACATTACAGTTATAGCAATCATCTATTTCCGGGAAGACTTTCATTTATTTTCTTTATAATTTGCTATCTGATCAATCATTGATTTAATTTCTTTAGTAACGAAATCTATATCTCGATAAGTTCGCTTCAAAAATCCATATTTAGATTGTTCTTCTAATGCGATTAATTTTTGAACACTTTCATTCCTCTTTATTTCTTCTGGCAAATCGGGATTTGTCATCCATGTGCTAAAGGGGATAAGATCTTCGGAATGAGCACAATCGAATCCCACAACATAATATTCTATGCCAGATTTTCTATTCGTAGCCTTTTTCCCAAAGGTAACTCCTCCATGAACATCTAAAGGTAGCTTCTCATATTCCAGGCCATCTTCATCAATATCCAAACATTTTAAGATAGGATGATTTAATGGGATCTCTACATAGCCACATAATGCCCCTAAATCATTACGATTTATAAAGCCGTCAAATCCCTTATATTTAAACTTCTTTTTATTTGGTTCATTGTCCCACGGTCCTTTAGACCAGAATTGTTTGTTCATAGTTATCCTTTTTTATCCTGATTATGATTGCATTTTACTTTAAGTAGAATTGAACAGTTTTCACAATGTTTCGCTGCAGCTTGTTGAGCTTTTTTTGTTTTTTTATGAATTGCTTCGCAAGCCGAACAATAACAAATAGAATATCCCTGTTTCATATTATATTCATGTTGTAGCTTGTCAGATTCGATAGAAGCTTGAGACATACTTTCCTCATTGCATTCTGTGGAGCATAATAGGTTAAATATATTGAAAATTGAAAAGTGATCGATGCATATTTGACGTATTTTGAATTCAGGATTTGGAAATCGACAAAAAGCACATTTTTCTAAAATCCTTCCATCAAGCACTTCAAAATAATGAGTTGTTCTTAATGAAGTCCCATCACGGCAATATGGTTTTTTCATGCCCACTGCTTATCCTTAAATCTAATGCCATCTGGATTGTTTTTCTTCCAATGATAGCCCAGCTTATCCAGTTCATCTTCATAGTAAGCCCAAGGGAAATCCATGGAGTTAAGCTTATCTATCTTCTCTTGGCTTAAAGTGCCACAATACCTATCAGAAGCTTGTTCTAGGCACCATGTATATAGCTTTTGGTTGTCTGTTTTCTTTGACATATTTATATCCTACTTGATTTATCTACATATATCATCTACAATATTAATCTACAATTTTAAACAAGTCAACTAAAAGGACAAAGAATGCCTAGCGGAAGAATAGAATATTATTTGAATAGCGGAGCTATTTATACTTTAAGGTTCAATGACGATAGCTATGAATTTGCCAAAAAATTATTCGATGACTACAAACAACGAGGATTTGAATCCTGGGTTACTGCTAATACGACCACACTCATAAATATGAGATGCGTAGAAAAAGTAATCTTCATAGAGGATAAATAATGCCTATAACCCGAGCTAAAACAAACGAACAAAAGAGAGAGATAATTGAAAGATTATATGCCATATGGACGAAGAATCCTGACTTAAGGCTATCGCAATTGATAGAGAACACTTATGGTGAATTTGATTATTTTTATATAGAGGATGGTGACTTTGTGGCGCATATAGAAGAACACTATCAAGATCGAGAATTTAAATGCACCTGTGCTTGGCCTGAAGATTATCATCCACTTAAAGATAAATCAAAGTGCATAAAAAAGGATTAACTCATGCATTGCGAGATGGATTTCTATTTAAAGGCAGCCATGATTTCAGTGGCAATTGTCTTGGTGATGATAGTGTTCGTTTTGGCTCTATTGGTGTGGGATATTTTTAGAAATAAAAAATAAAGCTTGGCTATTTTTGGAAATAATTATACAATCCCTGCCTGAAATTAGTTGAAAAAAAGACCCCACATAAGTTTGCGGGGCCTAATCTTTGAAAGTTGTCGAGAGCTACGATCTTCTTCCCAGTTGCTTGTAGCTTTTTGACTGTCTGAAATAAAGAGAATAAATTACGTTCGCTCTATTTCATGCACTTTATGTACGTCAAATACAAAAAGGATGCGTAAATTCTATGCAATCTCATCTACAAAGTCAACAAGATCTTATAAAAAACCCCGCAGAACACCATGTTTTGGCTCGCAGGTTATCTAAATCTGTTCTTTCTGTTTGGAACTTTATGTGGGCTAAACACCAAAAGTGTCGCCAGATTAAAGCTACCAAAAAACAAATAGCTCATTGGTGTATGATCTCTCGTTCTTCTGTTACCAGAGCTCTACGTATATTGGAAGCAGAAGGGGTTATATATACCCAGCACTTTATTGAATCTCCTCTTTATAACGAACCAAATAGATACTTTCTTGAAGATGCCTTCACTACTCCCGATGTCATGGAATGGTGTGAGGAGTTCTTTAAGAACATGTGCAAATTTGCCGTCTTTGCACTTTTGTCCATGTCTTCGATTGATGCTGTGGAAGAGGATTGTACCCCTTTAGTATTAAAAAGGAATTATGGTATTGATATTGATTTGATTCGAAGAATAAAAGAACCGGAAACATTCAAGTCTTTTTTCTATAATCGTCATCATCCTCCGGAGATCGAAGTACCATTTGCGAGCCATCAGGCGAGGCAAGCCTACATAGTCGGATCAGAAACCGCTCCGAGGGGAACGCCCTCGTCGCTTGAAACAAAAACCCATAAACGGGAGAGAAGAAGCAGTATGAACAATCAGTTACCATTTACCCAAGAGCAGCTCGCTCAACTTGCTGATTTTTCCAAAGAAGCAATCGATCATGCTAATAAAGCCTTAACTCGAGAGCTTATGGCCGGAAAGGCAATCGCCAATCAATTTGGCTATTTTTTATCTTGCTGTAAGAATTTCAAACCATATCAATCATCAAAATCATCCCCTTCTCAATCAAAGCCCCGACCTTCCACATTCAGTCCGTATGTTGAAGGAGGAAAGTGGGTGCCGGGGGCGCGGATTATCAACAACGACTACAATTACCAAACGGCTATCACTCACGTCGAGACGGACCTGGAATTTGCGATCAATTACGAGAAAGAAATACATCGCCTTACCCAAATGACACGAGAAGAACTAGATCTTGCTCAGCCCAACTTTAAGGGAATTTCAATGCAGCAGCGCGCTAAGTTCGATCGCTGCCCTATATGGTCAAAATTTAGTCCAGAAGAACAACGCATAATCTGGAACTTGGCTCACGGATCTGCATGCAAGTGCCGAAAGAATGAAGATGCTGGTTTAATTATGCCGAGCATAGCGCAAAAACTAATAGACAATATCCCCGCAAAGCCGGATCTTGATTCCGAAATTGCATACAATCCCGATCTTTATGAGGAAGTATTTTGAAATATATCATCCACGGATCTCCGATACCCCGCAAGAACCCAGCACTCAATAAAAGATTCTGCTCACTCTACGATCCCCAGAAACTAGAAAAAGAAACCTATCGCTACAATCTCAAGTTCCAACACGGCAATAAACCATTCATACAGCCACCAATTTCAGCCACTCTTAACGTATTTATCAAAATGCCAGCTAAGTGGCCGGAAAAGAAAAAAGATGCTCACCGTGGCAAATTACACACATCAAAACCTGATTGGTCTAACTGCTTAAAGTTCATCGAGGATTGCTGTACCGGGATTATTTTCGAAGATGACTGTCTTTTAGCTCAATTTTCTGGTACAAAGATATGGGCAGATGAAGATAAAACAGAATTCACGTTGGAGCATGTAGATGAAAAGGAATAAAAAGACTGAAGAAATTATTACGCAGATTTCCAGTCGCGCGCAAATGCACACATTAGTAGATAGTCTTTTCGATAAAATAGAGTCTTTAGAAAAAGAATACGAAACAAAAATTAAAAATCTTTATTTTATAAATGCAAATCAAAACAATAGGCTTGATAAGCATGAAGAGTGTATTAAAGATGCGCTTAGAAGAATTATAGAGCTAGAAGCACTTAAAGGCGAACCGAGTTCTTTTATGGAAAAGTTTAAAAGTGCATTGAAAATTACTGGTTTACAAAATGGAAGAGTATGAAATCAATCCGTCAAAGTAACACAAGTAAAAAAATAGTCCCTAAAAGTGTGGAGCAGGAATACTATTTGGATATGTTCACTTTGAGAATGTCGCCTGTATCGAACGATTACTTATTACACTTTGCTAAAGAATGGGTTGACTGGGCTGTTCAGAGCGATGATGCTTTGACCCTTGAAGGATTTTATGTTCTTAAAAGAGTCCATGATTATACGGTAAATCGTTGGATGAAAAGATGCCCTGAATTACAGCAGGCGCATGATTGGGCTATGATGGCTATCGGCGATCGCAGAGAAAAGGGAGCAATTACCCGCAAATATGACTCAGGAATGATTCGAACTACCATGCCCATGTATAAAGCTAAATGGAAAGAACTTGAAGAATGGCGCGCCCATCTATCAGAAAAGATTGCTTCCGCTGGTGGCCTTAAAGTAGTCGAGCTTGAGAAGTTTGCAGATTCAGACTTAGTACCAAAGAAAGATAAGCGTGATTCTAAATAAACTTCTATGGGCTTTATGGATACTTTTTGTGCTTTCTTTAGGTTATTTGATTACGAAAGATAACGATGAATTGCCATTGCCTTAAGCTAGAAAGCTTAGATCCCCTTTACATCCATGCCTTAGTAAATGAATGGGCACATGAGCAAGCTCGCCTAATCCTCTCTGATCACAAAATATCAGAATCAAGACGCGAACTTGCATTCTATATAGCCAATATTACTAAGCAAACCTCTCAACAGATCCGCAAAGAGAATAATTGGGAAGATATGGCATACAAATCGGTTATCTGGGTTGATAAAGACAAGCCCTATACCTATCAAGCTAAAGTATATTCAAACGCTTTAAGGATTTGCCAAAACCATGAATATAGAGACGCGCATAAAGCTTGATCGCTTTCAGCCCAGACCCTATCAGCTTCCGATTTGTGATGCTATAGAGAATAAGGGCTATAAACGAGTACTCGCAATCCTACCTCGGCGTGCAGGCAAGGATATTGTAGCATTCAATTTATGTGTTCGCGCAGCGCTTAAAGAAGTACAAACGATCTTCTATATCTTTCCCACCTTCTCTCAAGGGCGCCGTATTCTTTGGGATTGCATTACTACCGAAGGCCATCGCCTTTTGGATTATTATTGCCCCACCGAACTAGCAGACCGCAATGAACAGCTTATGCGTCTACGATTCGTTAACGGCTCAGTAATTCAAATCATCGGGTCTAACGATTATGATACTGCTTTAGTGGGAACGAACGCCAAATTTATGGTGTTTTCAGAGTATTCGTTGCAAGATCCCCGAGCTTATCAATACGCCCGGCCCATATTAACCGCGTCCAACGGAGTCGCGTTGTTCCTCAGTACGCCTCGTGGCCGTAATCATCTTTTTGATCTTTATCAGATTGCCAAGAACTCTAAAGATTGGTTCTGTTACAAGCTTACTGTTGATGAGACACAGCATGTTGATATAGGCGATATTCGGAAAGAAATAGAACTGGGTGAAATCTCAGAAGAGCTCTCAAGGCAAGAATATTGGTGTGACTTTGATGTGGGACAAGACCAGATGTTCTATGCTTCTATATTAGATAAAATGCGCTTAGAGGGCAGAATTAGCACCGTTCCATGGGAACCTGGATATAAAACACATACTGCATGGGATCTAGGTATCTTAGATCCTACTGTAATACTCTGGTTTCAGGTCATTGGAGCTACCATACACATCATAGATTGCTATTCAGCATCAAACAGAGCAATAGACCACTTTGTGAATGTTGTACTCAATAAGCCATATACATATGGTAAGCATTTCCCCCCGCACGACATCATGGTTCGGGAGCAGGGATCAGGACTTACGCGCCGAGAAATGTATAAGCGTCTTGGCATAAACTTTTCTGAGATTTACGATATAGATTTGCTTGATGGGATTGAATGCGTTAAATCTTCTCTATCAAAAATATGGATTGATGAAAGCAAATGCAAAGACTTAATCAAATGGCTTTATCGCTATAAGCAAGAAAAGGATCCGGTAACTGGTCGCTTTAAGGGTATTCCCGTTCACGATGATGCTTCGCATCACTCAGATGCTATGAGATATTTATGCATAGCGCTTAAGAAAGCTTCATTTGAAGGCACAACCCCAGAACAACTTGATCGAAGATATAGAGAGGCAATATATGGTGGCAAACAAACAACCGGATTCTTTAGAGAGGATATATAATGGAAGATGAAATGTTAATTGAACCAGCTACCGGCGATGCAATCGTTAAAAAAGAAACAATAACATACGAACAAATGCGAGAAGAACTTAAGCAAAATAGATTGTCTCACAATCCAGAAATGAACGTAGAATTTAGAAAGAAGTGGCATATTGAGATGAATAAGTATCGCGATGCGAAATATCAATATAAATTTTTTGATAATTCTCTACAGGATGTGTAATGGTTTACGGTAAAGAAATAGACCAGTGGTTAGCTGACAATCCAGATAGGCATGAATGTAAATTAGGTTATGGTAGGTATCATTGGGAATGCTTTGAGTGGTTTGGTTTCGATTTAAGATTGAATGCTGAAGAATATGAAATATCAGTACAATATTGTCCATTTTGTGGATTTAAGTCGAGGAAGAAATAAATGAACTACGAGAAAAGTCATAATCTATTATTGCATACGATTCATTATAGCTTGAAGAAACTCAATGAATTATGGCTTAAAGAGCAAGAGTTTAACTTTGAAGCAGATAGAAAATATGCAGAGCTTGTGAAGCATTGTTTGGATAATCCCGAAGAAAAACCTGCACCACTTTATGAAAATTTCATTTACAGTGACTATAATGAAGAATTTGCACAATCTATTAAACAGCTAATAGAAGAACGACATGAATTGCTTGATTTGCTGTATCCCTCGTTATCTATAGCGCGCGTAAACTTTCCCATATTTAAATATCTATTTGACTGGATAGAGCAATCTAAACCAGATGGATCAATGAATCCTGAATCATGTTGGTGCTTGGGTTGTAAGCAGAACCGATTAATCCTGTTTGAGGAAAGACCTTCTTTGGGTATTGCTCCCGCAATAGTGCCGCTGAATTTTCATGGTTTCAACATTCCTCCTTCCGATTTTAAGCTAGCTAAAGACATGCCTACTCTAGAAGAAGAAAATGAGCAAAAAAAGAAAGATGCTTTTCAAAAATATTTGCATGATGAAGTTTGCTCTTTAGCTGGAAATCCATGTTGCAAGCCATGCAAAGACAAACACAGGGAAGATAATCAGATCATAAAAAAGATGATGAACTGGTCCAATGATCTTTTTAATAGCGATAAAGTCGCATTCATTTACAAAGAATTATGCGATGGATATCAAGCCGGCGATGTTAAACTCGTTTACCATGAAGATAAAGACTGGAGAGACAGATCGCCAGACTTGCATGATAAATATTTATTTCCCGAAACTCTAACTCATGCAAACTTTGATGAAGTCATAGCAAAACATACTCCATTGGCAAAAGAATGGTTTGAAAGGTGTAAAAATGAAAACCTGGAAAGAAATGCGCAACCAAAGCCATGAAGATAGATCGCATACTTCTTTATGCAAGGAATCCTGCGATTGCAAAGATATCTTAAAGAATTGGAAGCGGTTAAATAGGATTGCCGTTGAAGAAATGCTCAGGCCAAGTAATCCCTATTTACCGCAAGAAAAAAGTAACCAAAAATAATCACGCATTTCCTTCTTTAGACCCTACAAATAGAGTATATTTAGACCGGGATTTTTCGGTATATGAATACTGGGAAGAGATTGGTTCTGTTTGTGTCGATTGCAAAAGGAAGGATTGTGGAAGAAGAGATGAAGCCCTATAGCACTATTGTATGGATTGTGGTGATTACTTTGTTAGGAATAGGTTTATTATCCTTGGGAGATAGTAGGATGTCGCGCGATAAAAAAAAGATTACCGTAGCCCAGCTTGAAGAACATGTCCTTGATTGGGCCGAAGAAAGAATGCATGATTTGCGCAACATAGTCGATATGTTTAATGATAGCGCAATGCCAGAAGAGCAGCTTGCTCTGGTTAACGATGATATAGCTTGTCAACTAGTGGAAATTAGAGAACTTATTAAACCCATTAGATTTGATCGCACGAATTTAATTGAATGGTCCGATTCTTTTATTGAACGCCATTTACTACCAGAGAACTGAACGGCTCCTGTTTAATCCAGGCTATAGGGTTACCTCATTTCCCATAGCCTGGTTATTTATTTATACTTGTGTTTGTTGATTGTTATCATAGAATAAAGCCCAGACATTTATAGGAGAGTAAGAGTGATTGGCGCAAGATATAACAAATGGACTATTGTTTCTGAAGCTGGCAAAGATGCTAAGTCGAACAAGCTATTTTTATGTCAATGCGATTGTGGAGTTCAAAAAATTCATAGAATTCACACTTTAAGATCTGGTCGATCAATTCAATGTAAAAGATGCTATTCCAATAATATGGTAGAAGATATTGTGGGAAAAAAATTTGGCAGCGCAACAGTTTTAAAAAGAATCGAAAACAACAGAGGCCATGAAGCGCAATATTTAGTTCGTTGTAATTGCGGCATAGAAAGAAAAGCGTTGGGTTATAAATTAAAACAACTTAAAGCAACTAAATGCCCACATTGTAGAGTTAAAACTCACGGAATGTCCAATACAGATACATTCAGGATATGGCAAGGATTATTCAGGCGTTGCTATAATATTAATTTTAAACATTATAAATATTACGGTGGTCGTGGAATTATTGTTTGCGAGCGCTGGTTTAAGTTTGAAAATTTTCTACAGGATATGGGAAAAAGACCACCTAAATTATCAATTGATAGAATCGATAATAATGGGAATTATGAAAAGAATAATTGCCAATGGGCCACATCTGCTCAACAAATGTCCAATAGAAGAATTTCAGAAAAACAGGAGACTAATTTATGATATTTCCAGCTCTTGGACCTACTTATTATACGGAGCGAGATAGAGCCATATTATCCCGTATGGAAGCATTCTATGCAGAAGCAATAACGCTTAACCAATCATTTTGGTCTGAAGCCGATCTTGATACCAGATTTGAGGCTGGAGATCAGACTCTCTGGAATGATGTTTGGGGCAATCTCCCCGTAAATCGTCGAACTCAATTCAATTTTAATCGTATACGACGAACTAAGAACATGATTGGCGGACATCAACGCAACAATCGTAAATCATTAGTATGTGAAGGCGTGGCCAATGCAGATGATGAAACAGCAGATCAATTTTCCAAGATATTCAAATACTTAGAGAACACTGAGGGCATACTCCACACATTATCCGATTCATTTGATGGAGCCTTAGTTACCGGCATGAACTTCTTGCATGTGTATATGGACTATCGCTCCGATCCAGTTTCAGGAAATATTAAAGTTGATAATTGCTCGTATAATTCTTTTCTCGTAGATCCATTCTTCCGTAAGCTAGATTTTTCAGATTGTAATACTTTATGGAAACGCACCTTCTTAACCAAGCGCGAAGTGATTGCCCTACTTCCTGACCATGCGCAAGAAATACTCGGCCTCCAAGGCAATGAATCACAAGCAGGAAGGGACTCGAAATTCCAGTTCATGCCAGAAAATTACAATGTATCTTATACCAACCTACTCACATACGATGAGTACTATTATAAAGATTATCGCTTACAACAACTCCTGGTTGACGCTCAAACAGGCGAGACACAAGAATGGAAAGGCCAAGATCCCGATCGATTGAAGTTATTCTTAAAGAAATATCCTAAAGTGACCATGATCGAATCAGAAATTCCTACGGTTAACATTGCTATTGTTGTCCAGGGCAAAGTGATGTATGATGGCCCGAATCCTATGGGCATAGATCGTTTTCCGTTTGTGCCCGTTATCGGATATTACAATCCGCAGATGCCATACTATCCATACCGCATACAAGGCGTTGTTCGAGGACTTCGTGATTCTCAGTATCTATACAATCGCCGCAAAATTATTGAGTTGGATATACTTGAGTCTCAAATCAACTCTGGTTGGAAATATAAAGAGAATGCGCTCGTTAATCCCAAAGATGTATTCTTATCGGGTCAAGGTCGTGGGTTGGCATTGAAAGAAGATGCACAAATGACCGATGCTGAACAAATTGTTGCGCCAGGTATTCCCGCCGGCATGATTGAATTATCTCGTATGCTTGGTGAAGAAATTTCTCAAATTTCGGGCGTAAATGAAGAGCTACTCGGTAGCGCGACTGATGACAAAGCCGGCATTCTGTCGATGCTCAGACAAGGTGCAGGGCTTACCACGCTTCAGATTCTTTTTGATAACTTGGACTATGCACAAAAGCAATTGGGTGATATTATCATCGACTTGGTACAAGCAAATTACACGCCAGGCAAAGTAAAGAAGATATTAGAAGGTGAAGAGCCAACAC